TGTGGTAGTTTTGAATGAGTGGTTTGCCGCAACCGGGTCGATCTGCGCTCCGGATGTCGTCGGCAGAGAGCCCGTAGCTCAGTTGGTAGAGCAACGCCCTTTTAAGGCGTGGGTCCTGGGTTCAAGTCCCAGCGGGCTCACCACAACCCGAAAAAACTAGTTAACTCCTTTAGATGCGCGCTCTCCTCGGCGCGCCTCTGCCTCGGACTACGCCGGAAAGGGCGTCGTTAGACGCTCGGGCGTAGACCGAGACGGTTTTTCCCCTTGATGCCGAAAGGGGAAAACCATGCTCAAAGGGCTTGTACGCATCCTCGCCCGTCCTCCGCAACGACAACCCAAACCGGCCGAGCTCTCGGCCGACAATGCGCTCGCCAATCTGGTTTTGCGGGCGAACATCCTGGCCGAGTTTCAGATCCGTTTCATCCGCGGCTCGCTGTTTTGCTCCGAGTGCCGGCGCCCGCAGCCGGAGGGATGGGGCCAGGGCCTCGACAAAAAAAGTTTCCATTATCCCAACTGTCGCGCCGGCCAGGTGCTCGAGGCGATCGAGCTGCTCGAGCAGATGCAGATGGGGGGCCGGCGATGAGGCGATTTCTGCTCTGCTTTTTTGGCGCCCTGGCCTGCTCCGTCGGCGCCGTCATCGTTTGCGTTCTGACGATCCCCAACGAGCGCGCCTCGTTTGTCGCGGCCTGCTTACTGCTGATCGCGATCGCGATCGTTTGGGGGCGCCTGGCCGCGCAGATTGGCGGCCGGGCATGAGTGTGAGTGAGGTCAGAGATCTAGTCGGGCTCGACATGCTCTGTAATGCGATGGATCATCTCGCCGCGCAGTTTGATGTGAGCTGGCCGCGCGAGCTGGCAGCCGCGAACCTGGATGCGCGCGCGCTGCTTTTTAACGCAGCGCAATCGATCTTTCGCGAGTACGGCGTTCCGATCACGCGCGCGGAAGTTGAGGGCGCGCGATGATTCCCGGTATCTGCCAGTTTTGCGGCGACAAATCGGAAGACGACGGCGGCACGATCGACGGCAATCGCGTTGGATGGCTCAACTCGCGGCGCGACTGCTGCAACCGCTCGGAGTGTACGCGGGCGCGCAACAAAAAGATCAAAGACGAGCGCGAGGCGATCGCCAAGTTGCGGCGCAGTCGCCGGCCGGAGGCCATCGAGAAGCGGAGAAAAGAGCAACGCCGCGAGCAGCGGCGGCGCGAGCGCGAGCGGCGCAAAGCGCGGAAGGCGAAACCATGATCGAGCCGGTTATCGATTGGCCTCGGCCGACGCCGCGGCCATATTCCAAGTGCGCGACGTCGAACTGCGACGGCGTGGGGCGCCCGATTCTTGACGGTTACTGTCGCGACTGTTTCGGTTTTCGCAGCTCGTTCGCGCTCGAGGCCAAACTCAAGGCCGAGCGTTGCGCCAGGCGCGCGCGGCGCCTTGTGTGGTGGCGTCGCAATGGCGCGTACATCGTCGCCGCGGTCGCCGTCGAGTGGCTGCTCGTTTGGGAGTTTCGCGATTGGATTATCGAGCTCGGCCGCATGTGGTTTTTCGGGGGTGCGAAATGACGACGACGATCGAGCAGGTATTCGCCGGCGCAGACTATCAGCCGGAGCGAGACGCGAAGCGGCTCACCACGCAGATCGAGCGCGTGTGTTTTGTAATGCGGGATCAGGCCTGGCGCTCGATCGCGCAGCTCTGCGACGAATTGCGGCGACTATGGCCGACGACTCGTTTTCCTGAAAACAGCGTGCAGGCGCAGCTTAGAAACCTGCGCAAGCTCGGGCACACCGTCGATCGTCGGTACGTCGTCGACGGGCTCTACGAGTATCGCGTCATCGAAAAGGTCGAGGCGCCGGGCGCCGGTGATCCGGCATGAGGGCGCGCTGCGCGGTCTGTCACGACGCAGGCGTCGTGAGCATCGGCGACGAGGTTGTCGCGTGCACGAGCTGCAACGGGCTCGAGCATGCAGCGCGCAAAACGCGCTGCGGGTTTGCGGCGGATAGCAAGGGCTCGGAGTGCGTACGCGACAAGGATCACAAAGGCGGCCATCTCTTGCGGCCGAGCGAGGGCCGCGCGTGACGGATCTCCTCGGCGGACAAATGTTCGACACAAGCGACGTGCAGATCGCGGCGCTCTTGCGTAATCGCGCGATGCTGCGCAAGGCTCTCGCGATCGCCGCGCTCGAGGTCTCGGGCGGCAACGGCGAAGTTGCGAGGGTGCGGGCGATGCTTTGGATTTTGGATGCCGATACCGAGATCGAGCGCGAGCGAAAGGCGCAGGCATGATCGATCCGGTGAAGGCGCTCGCCGCGGCGCGGGCCGTCGAGTGGCGCGCGGCAAGCGGCCAGGAGCTCGCCGGCCAGGATCTCGAGCGGTATCGGGTATATGTCGGCGTGGTCGCGCAGGCGATGGCGCGATTTGATCTGAAGCAAGCCGAGGCCGAGCAGTATGCGGCGATCGAGGCCTTTGGAGAGTGGGGGGTGTCAGATGGCAAAAATGCCTGAATTAGTGGTCAAGATTCAACCGGGCTTTGTGGGGCTGCAGCTCATTGCGCAGGAGCGCGAGCGGCAGATCGATGCACTCGACGGCGAAGGATATACGGCAGCGCACGACGACGAGTATCGCGGCGCCGAACTGCTGCGCGCGGCGAGCTGCTACGTCGAGGCCGCTCGCATGCTCGAGCTCGGATCATGCATCGCGGTCGTATCTCAAGCGAATAGGGCGCGCGCGGCCTGGCCGTGGCACTCTGCCGAGTTTAAGCCGGATGCCGATCCGATTCGCAACCTCGAGAAAGCCGGCGCGCTGATCGCGGCCGAGATCGATCGCCTGGCACGGGCGCGCGGATGTGGTCCAATCCAGGTTTTTACTCATCGCGCGATCCCACACGCACGGGCACGCACGTCGCAATGGGTGAATGGCTGCGCTCGAGTGCGGGCGCCCTAGCCGTGATCGTGATTCGCGTCGACGATGCCTCGCTCGCGCTCGATCCTGCGATCGCGCCGCGCGACGCCGAGGATCTCGTCGCGCACTACATGCCGCAGCTCGCCGCCAATGTGCAGCAGGCGCGCGCAGAAAAGAAAAAGGGGGCACGGCTCGAGCTCGGGCCGCGGCCGGAGTAAGGGGGCAAAGGATTGGCGCAGCACTACACAAAGCAGACGATCTCGGCCGCGGAGTGGTGTAAGGTCTGCCGGCGCGAGACGGTGCACAACGTTCAAGGCGGGCGCCTGGCAGCCTGCACGGAATGCCTGAAACGGCGCGAGCAGGAAAAGAGCGATAGAGACGCCGAGCCGGCGCCAATCGAGCAGGGGGTGCTCTTTGGAAATTAACCCGAATCATCCGACGACGCGCGCGCTGCATGACAAATGGCACGTGTTATGCGCGGTGCTCATCCGCAAGATGGGCAAGCGAAATATCCGGATTACCTTGCAGGATCTCGTCGAGCTCAACATGAGCGGCGACGCGATCGTCGCCGACGGCCACGAAGACGATATCGAGCTGCGCCTGATCTCACAGTTTGAGGCGATGCGCCTGGCGCGCAAAGAGGGAGGGCTGCCGGTTTGATACAGCTCGGAGATTTAGTGCGAGACGAGATTACGGGTTTCGAGGGCATTGCGTTGGCGAGGATCGAGGCGCTCTATGAGGCGACGCAGTACCGAGTGCATCCTCGGCAGCTCGACGACCAAGGCAACGTGCGCGGCTCGTGGTGGATCGAGGCCGATCGACTGGTAGTGATCGAGGCGCATGCGGTCGTCGGATTTAAAGAGATCGTCGGCCAGGTGCGCGTATGAAAGCTCTCTCACTTTGGCAGCCGCATGCCGCGGCGATCGCGCTCGAGCTCAAGACGTGGGAAACGCGCGATTGGCCGACGCACTATCGCGGGCCGCTCGCGATTCATGCGGCAAAGCGCGCCTGGGATGATCTCGACGCCTGGCACGGCGAGGCGGCCTCGCGTTTGCTCGCGCGTTGCGGCGAGCTGCTCGCCGCGCAGTTTCCGGAGATCGACGCCGATCACAAGAAACGCGCGCAAAAGTATCTGCGCGATCGCGTGCTCGTCTTTGGCGCCGTGGTGTGCATCGTGGATCTCGTCGACTGCGTGCCGACGCGCGATCTGCGTGGCCGGCTCGATCCTCGATTCGAGTTTTGGGGGGATTTCTCGGACGGCGAAACCGGCGCCGGCCGATATGCGTTTCGGCTCGAAAATATGCGCCTACTCGACAAGCCGGTGCCGTGGCTTGGCATGCAGAGGTTTTTCGAGGTGGAGCTCGGCGCCGAGCTAGAGGCGCCGGCCGCGATCGCCTCGCCTGGCGCACCCATGCAGCTCGATCTCTTTGGAGGTGGTTTTTGATGAGCAAGCGACCGAAGGGGCCGGCGCAGGAAAACCGGCGCAGGAGAAAACTCGTCGGATGGCAGCGTGAATCTCTGCGACGAGCGACGGGCGATTTCGCGCCGATCGTCTACGGGCCGACGAAATGGGAGCTGCTGCTGCGTCGCCTCGAGATATTCAGCGACGATCGCGCGCTCGAGATCCTGCGCGGCCAGTGGCCGACGACGCCGGCGAAGCGTAACGCGCTGCGGGCGTTTGCGCGCGAAAACTGCGCGCGGCTATTTGTGCCCGAGAATGTGCTCGATCTGCTCGGACTGCAGCGCGAGGCCGAGCGCGGCGGTTGGGGTTTAAAGGCCTGCGAGGGGGATTAAGTGGCACGACGCAAACGTAACGTAAAGGGCTCGATCTATCTGCTCCATTTTCATCGGCCGCTCAAGCATGCGCGGCACTACACGGGATGGGCGAAAGACGTCGTCGCGCGCGTGCGAGAGCACCAACGCGGATGCGAGCATTCGTCGCGACTCATGCAGGCCGTCATCGCGGCCGGCATCGGTTTCGATGTGGTGCGCGTGTGGACAGGCAAAACAAGGATCGACGAGCGACAGATGAAAAAGCACGGCGCCGGCCGGCGCTGCCCGATCTGCACGCCGGAGGTGACGCGATGACCTACGAGGTGAGGATCTCGATTGCGCAGCTCGCGCAAATGCTCACGGTTGGTTATGAGGTGCGCCAGTTTATGCGCGTAACACACGGGCTGCCCGAGGGCGCGCAATTTACCGGCGCCGCGTTTGATCTGCAAGCGAGCGAGCTCTGCCTCTTGTTTCATGCGCACGAGGGCCAGGGGCACGAGGTTTTGCCGATCACTATCGAGGCGACGCCGCATCCCGCGGCCGAGGCGATCGCGATCCTCGAGATCGCCGAGCTCGACTGCCGGGGGTTTGAGGCGCTGCACGATTGGGTCGAGCCGGCCTGCGAGCTGCTCTCGCGCCTGGGGAGGCTGCGCACGGGGCCGCATGTGTTTTGGGCTGATCGCGATCGCGGGGTGCGCTCATGAGTCAAAAGCAGGCTAAACGCCGGCGCCAGGCCGAGCGACGCGCCACGGGTACATGTGAGCTCGATCGCAAGCGACAGGCCGAGCGCGAGCGATACGACGAGCTCGCGCGCCGGCGCCAGGCGGCCGAGGATCTGCGCCGCGACAATCCCGACGAGCACTTTCGCCAGCAACGCGAGCGCATTCGCCGACTGTATGCGGTAAACGAGACGCTCGCCGCGATCGGCGTGGCCTTATTTCGCTAATTTCGTTTCTTTCGTAACTCAGGGGAAAGCAAAAAAATATGTCTATTTCGGTTATGTCCTTGGTTTGGGGCTCAACTCTGCGCGATCGCACTCAGGTCAACGTTTTGGTGTACCTGGCAAATTGTGGCGACGACGACGGGGGCAATTGTTTTCCGGGGATTCCGCGGATCGCGCGATTTGTGCGCTGCAGTGAGCGCACGGTGACGCGCACGATCGCGGAGCTCGAGCAGCTCGGTTTTATCGAGGTGTTTCGCGGTGACGGGCGCGGCGATTTTATCGAGTTTTTGATAAATGTCGACAAGCTAAAAGGGTGTCAGGATGTCACCCTTTCAGGCCGCAAAAGGGTGACAAAGACGACAGAAAAGGGTGACACCCTGACCGGAAAGGGTGACAACGACGACAAACCCCTAAAACCCCTTATAGGTAGATCCGTAAAAGAAACGTCAGAGAAGCGGGACACGCCCGCGCGCGAGCTGCCGAAAACGGCCGGCGAGTTTGGCGCGGCGACCTGGCTGCTCGACGAGCTCGGCCTGGCTGCGCAGCCGTACGACGTACGCGTGCTCGGCCAGGTGATCGCCTACACGGCGCGCGATGCGCCCTGCGAAGTCGAAGACGCGACGCGCATGCTGCTCTCGGCCGCCAAGGCCGCGATCGCGCGCGGCGACACGGTCAACGTGTTTTGGTTCAAAGATCGCAAGTTTGCCGCGGCGTCGCGGGATCGGCCGGCATTATCGCAGCCGCGCGCGATCGTGACGGCCGACGATGACGAGGCTTACCGGATGTGGGAATCAATGCCGGAGAAATTTAAGCAGGAAAACCCCTGGGGGCGATGATGATCCGATTCGTGGTAATTGCAAGTTTGAAACGCGGCGCGATCGAGCCGGCCGAGATCCTCGACGACGACGGCCAGGCCGCGGCGATCCTGCAGCTGGAGCACGACGAGGGCCTGGCGGCGCCGGCGCGATATTCGGAAACGGTGTATTGGCGCCAGGGGCAGCCGTACGTCGATCAGCGCGGGATCGACGAGCGCAGTCTGCCGGGGGGCGAGAAGCTGCCGCACATCACGGAAGATTTGCGCGGTGCGATGCGCAGATATGCGGGGCTCGCCTAATGCCAGGCCAAAGAAAGCCAAAAACGCTCGAGGAGAATCAATTCAATCAACAGGTCGGCGCGTTGATCGCCAACGTGCGCAGGATACATCGCATCGAACAGGCCGAGCTCGCGCGCCGGCTCGGCGTGAGTAAGGGAATGATCTATTTTTGGGAATCCGGCGAGCAGAGGATTCCGATCTATCGCCTGCACGAATTGGCGCGCGTGCTCGGCGTTCCGATCGTTTCCCTGCTGCCAGGAGTCACAGTACCTAGTTTGTCGGCACGGAAAAGAAAAATAGTTATACAGTCTGTTTCGGTAACAGAGACAATTTCGCGCGGTTAAATTTTGCTGCGCCGGACAGGTGAACCGAGGTCGCCGCAATGCCCAAAGATACGCGGTCGTGTCTTTGGGCATTCGCGCGTAAAGGGGCAAGAATGGCGAAACGACCTAAAGGCGAGCAAGTAAAAGTCTTCGCAGAAAACGGCTCTCGCGTGCTGCACTTTACGACGCTCGAGCGCGCCGCGCTGCACGAGCGCGCCGGCGCCTGGCGGCCGGATTTTTGCCAGATTACCGGGCGCCTGCTCGGTTATCGGATCGTCGGCATCGAGCTGCGTCGCGTCGACATGGATCTGCGATCGATGCACACGACGGCCGCGCTCACGAAGTCGGATATCGAAACCGTGGCCGGCTGCCGTGGTCGCTCGCATACGATCGGCCTGCGCGAAGACGATCGCGCCGCTCGCATCAAGAACGGCCGGCCGCCCGAGGATCGGATCGAGCGCAGGATCGCGACGTTTCGCGTTTACAAGAAAGTCGGCGCCGCGAAGGGCGATATTTTGCGCGCCTGGCCGAAGTAGAGGAGTCGGGATATGGAATCTCCAAACGTGGTCGACGTTCCGATCGAGGGCGTAGACAAAAACGCGCCTGATCTTACTGATCTCGAGCTCGAGCAGATTCGCGTCGGGCTCGAGATTCCGAGCGCGCAGGGCATTTACTCTCTGTGCCGCGAGCTCGCGCAGTGGCGCTCGGGTGAGCGCAGATTCGAGAAGCCGAAAGGCTAAACAATTCGGGCCGAGAGTTTGCCGGCGACAATCCACAAACACACGGGGGCGCGTTTCGTATGGGTGCGGAATGGTTCACGGCCGGCATCGCGGCGATCGGCATTTTGGGGCAGTTATATCTCGGCGGCCGTAACGCGGGCCGTCGCGACGAGAAGATCGAGGAGCTCGGCGAGGCGCATCTGCGTCTCGCGCAGAAGGTCGACGAGCACGACAAACTCCTAACCAAGCATCAATCGCACCTCGCATCGATCGCGGGCAAGTGCGCGGTTTTGTTTGGGCCGGAAAAATGGGGCCAAAACGGAGGTTAGCGCAATGCTTACATACATCCAGTCGCTCGCCAGGATGGAAGGATTCGGCAAGGCCGGGGATATTCCGACGCGCGATCACAATCCCGGTGATATTTGCGCGGGCAAGTTTACCTCGGCGCACGGCGCGATCGGCGCCGATGGTCGTTTCGCGCAGTTTGCGACAGACGACGAGGGATTTGCCGCGCTGCGCGCTCTCTTGCTCGAGCATTACGTCGGAATGACAGTCGCCGCGGCGATCGCAAAATATGCGCCGGCCTGCGAGAACTGCACGGCGAATTACATCAAGGTCGTCTGCCAATTGTCGGGCCTGACGCCAGACACGGTTTTGACGGCCGACAACATCGGCTGAAGGGAGACCTAAATGGAACGAGATGAACTTATTTCGGTAACAGTACAGGTCAGCGACGCTTCTGGAACGCAACTATTTAGCGTGGAAGTTGCGGGCAAGCTGTCACAAGTGCAACAAGCAAATATGGCAACGCCCGGATTCGCGAAAGTAGTAGAGCTTTTGAATAACGCTCTCAAGGAACTGTAGGGGCGGTTTTTAAGAGGTCTTGATCGACCGGGGAAGCGATCGAGACAAGGCCGGCCGTCGAGCTGCGTTTTGCATGGGCGCAGATCCGGCCGGCCAGAAACGAGATACCACTGAGCAAAAGCGAAAGGCCGGCGAGAGAGAAACGTTGCTGAGGTTAGGCGGGCCGAGGGATGACGGGGAATCGGTCGCAATATCCAAGCACAAGCCGTCACGCAGCGAATCTCGCAATTCTCAAAGGCCGACGAAGAGAGCCGGCGAGCTCGGGGTTAAAAGGCCTCGGGCTCGTCGGCGTTTTGGGGGTATCGCCGATATGTCTCAGATCTGGCAATTTGTCGCGGCGCATTGGGTCGTGATCTCGGCGATCGCCGCGACTATCGCGACGCCGGCGGGCTTGCTTTTGACTGCGCTCGTGAGAACGGCGCCCGAGCAAAGGCCGAAAACGCTCGACGATTTTTACGCGTGGTTTCGCGCTGCGCTGCTCTTGTTTTTCAACATGGAGAGCGCGCGCGGAAAATACCCTTCCCTGCCGGCGACAGATTCGCCGGCGCAACACGAAACGAAGTAGCAGCCGGCGCCCTGGCGCCAGATTGGAAACGCGCAACTATGGCAACCACAACCACAACTCCGACGCCGGCGACGCCGGCAAAAACAAGCGTTTGGAAAAATCTCGGGCATTTCTTTGCGAAGATTGTCGCCGACATTAAGGCATACGAGCCGAAAGTCGAAAGCGCGTTGCAGACGGCCGAAAATGCGGCGCCAGTCGTCGAAGCGGTGAGCGCAGGCATTCCGACTTATGGGCCGGCGCTTGTGACGGCCGAAAAAGCCGGCGAGATGGTACTCGGCAGTGTGCTCGCAGCTCTGCACGCCGGCGATGCTGCAGCCGCGGCCAAGCTGGCCGATGCTGGCCTCGATGAGACGGCGATTCAAACTGCGATCGCCGTTTATAACACGCTGCCGATCGCGAGACCGATCGCGCCGATCGCGCTGCCGCCAGTGGCGAGCAACTAACAATGCAGCGCGCAAAGTCGATCGCGCAAATCGCGCTGATCGTGATCGCATGCGGCCTCGGCCTGGCGCTGACTCGTGCAGTGTGGACGTCGACGCCGGCCGCGGTCGCGGATCTCGAGAAAACCGGCCAGGCGCTCGACGCAACCACGCGAGCGGCCGGTGATCTCCAAACCGCGGCCGACAAGGTGAGCGCGATCGCCGATGAGAATCGGCCGAAGATTGCGCAGATGCTCGACAATGCCAACGGCGCGACGGCGAATCTGCGCCAGGCGTCGCACGGATTGACGATCGCAATCGCCGAGATCAATCGGCCATGCAGCGAGCATGCGCCGTGCGGGATGATCGCCGATATCGATCGCACGCTGGCAACATTCCGCGGCGCTGCCGGCCAGGTCGAGATCGCAGCGCGGCACGAGAACAAGCGTCTCGACGTGGTCGACGGCCAAGAGCAGCAGCTCGCCGACGATACGCACGAGGCGATCGGCAAGCTCGACGGCGCGATCGATCAGATTAACGGCACGGCGAAGTCGATCGGAGATCTCGCCGGCAACAAGGATCTCGCCGCATCTCTTACGCAGCTCAACTCGATTTTCAAATCCGGCGCCGGCATGGCGAAAGAAGCCGAGCAAGCCGTGCATAACTTCTTTCACCCAAAGTGGCCGGCGCGCGTGTACGGCCAGGTGAAAAGCATCGGCCTGACGGCCGCGCGTTGGTTTGTGCAGTAATGGCGCTCGTGCCGTGTAAGCGATGCCAAGCGACGCTCGTCGCGCGTGGTTACTGTGATGCGTGCAAGAGCGCGGCGCCGGCAACGATCGCCGAGCAGCGGCGCGGGAGCTCGGCGGCGCGTGGTTACGGCGCGGCCTGGCAAAAGGCACGCGTCGGATTTCTGGCAGCGCATCCGATCTGCGTCGATCCGGATCGCCGGCACATCGGCGAGATCCGCTCGGCCGTCGAGGTGGATCACATCACGCCGCATCGCGGCGATCGCGTTCTGTTTTGGGATTCGCGTAACTGGCAGGGTTTGTGCAAGAGCTGCCACTCGTTCAAGACGGCCAAGCATGACGGCGCCTTTGGCCGAAACGTTCAAATCGCTGCATTCGCACTCGTCGTATTGCTGCTCGGATGCGAGGCTTACTTCGCTCTCGGTCTCGGTTAAATCGGATGGGGGTAGGGGGGTCTAAATCTCTCCGACCTTGATGGCGCTAGACCGGCCAACAGCTTAATTTTTATATCCACAAATCAAAGTTTTTGGCCTTGGATGGCTGAAAATAACGCCGGCTCAATGGCCGGCAGGAGTGGGCACGCATGGCACGGCGAGGCGCGCAGGCGCGATCGCGTGCCTCGAGGGTCGACGCGCGTCGGCCGGCGATCTCCTGGGGCAAATGTGAGGCGCGATGCCAGCACGTAGAAAACCGACCGCTCTGCTGATCGCATCGGGGGCCTTTGCGAAGAATCCGGCCAGGGCGCGCGATCGCGAAAACGAGCCGGTACCCGAGGGGCCGCTCGGCGATCCTCCGGCGGCCTGGGTAGAGGGCGCGGCGAATAATCAGCGATTCGTCGAGTACCTCAAGAACTGGCGCGAGATCGTCGCGCAGGCGGCCTTTGGGGTGCTCACCTCGTCGGATCGATGGGCCGTCGAAAAGGCCTGCACGCTGAAATACAAGATCGATCGCGCCGAGGCCGGATACGGCAAGGCGACGAGCGGCGATTACAACACGTTGAATAAGATGCTCGGGCAGTTTGGCATGACGCCGGCCGATCGGAGCAAGGTTAGTGGCGGAAAGAAAACAGAAGAGGCCGCGGGCGCCTGGGCAGAGCTCGCGGGGCAGCGGCGCAAGCGGGCGTGATCCTGGCCGGCGCAATTACGGCGCGATCGGGCACCAATACGCGCGCGATGTAGTCGCCGGCAAGATACCGGCGGCGAAGTGGCAGCGGCTCGGCTGTAAACGGCATCTCGACGATCTGGCGCGGGAGCGCAATCCGGATTTTCCGTTTAAGTTCGACGCCAAAAAGGCGGCGACGACGTGCCGGTTTATCGAGCTATTGCCGCACGTCAAGGGCAAATGGGCGCGCGCCGAGCACGGCCAGGCGCAGCGCATGATCCTCGAGCCGTCGCAGATTTTCGAGGTCGCCTCGCTATTTGGTTGGGTCGACAAGGTGACCGGCCTGCGCCGGTTTCGCCGCGCGTACTTGAAAAAGGCGCGCAAAAACGGAAAGTCGCCGCTCGCCGCGGCGATCGGGCTTTTCATGTTGGCGGCCGACGGCGAGCCGGGCGCCGAGGTCTACTGCGGCGCGACGACGCAGGATCAGGCCTGGGAAGTATTTCGGCCGGCGCGTTTGATGGCGCTCAAGACGCCCGAGCTGCAGCAGTATTTCGGGGTTACGGTCAACGCGAAAACGCTCGTCATCGAAGAGGATTTTTCGCGATTCGAGCCGGTGATCGGCAAGCCGGGCGACGGCGCGATGCCGAGCTGCTCGATTACCGACGAGTATCACGAGCATTTAACGCCCGAGCTGCTCGAGACGCAAGAGACGGGCATGGTGGCGCGCGAGCAGCCGCTCTCGCTGATCATCACGACGGCCGGCTCGCTGATCGACGGGCCGTGTTACATGCTCGAGCTCGAGGCAAAGCAGATCCTCGAGGGCCTGCTCGAGAATGAGCGATTTTTCGTCGCGATCTATGGGATCGACGACGAGCCGTACGAATGGAATGGCGAGCTCGTCGAGGCCGACGACTGGCAGAGCGAGATCGCGCTCAAAAAGGCGAATCCCTTGTTCGGTGTCTCGGTTTCGGCCGAGGCGCTCAAGGCCGCGCAGGCCGAGGCGATCGCGACGCCGCATCGTCAGAACACTTTTAAGACGAAACACCTCAATATTTGGGTCGGGGCGCGCTCGGCGTGGATGAATCTCGAGAAGTGGCGCAAGTGCGGCGACGCCTCGATGCGCATAGAGGATTTCGCCGGCGAAGATTGTTACGAGGGCGAGGATCTCGCCGCGAAAATCGATCTCGCCTCACGCTGCAAAGTATTTACGCGGGAGCACCACGGCGCGCGGCACTATTACGTTTTTTCGCGTAACTACGTGCCGCGCGATCGTGCGCAGGATGGCAAGCACGTGCACTACGAAAAATGGGTGCATGAGGGATGGTTGATCTCGCACGAGGGGCCGGAGATCCAATTGCCGCTCATTCAGCGCGAGATCGAGGCGGATCTCGGTCGATTCAAGTTCAAATGCCTGGCCTTTGATCCATGGTCTGCGCTGCAGATGCAACAGGATCTCGAGAAGAAAACGGCCGAGGGCACGGTGATCTCGATCCCGCAGACGGTGCAGTATCTCTCGCCGGCGATGAAAGAGGTCGAGGCCGCGGTACTCGGCGGCCGGCTGCACCACGACGGCAACCCTGTATTGGCCTGGGCGATGGCTAACGTCATGGTCAAAGAGGACGCGAACGAAAACATTTTTCCGCGCAAAGAGGCCAACGGGATTTCTAAGATCGATCCGGCCTCGGCGCTATTCAATGCCATCAATCGCGCCATGATCGGCGCGCCGGCAGCAACGACCAACGAGGTTTTTTTCCTTTAAATAAGGGGCTCGCATGGGAATTTTGCAAAGAGTCGGGCGCGCGTTCACGAATCTGCGCGCATCGATCGAAAATCCATCTGTGCCGCTCTCGCTCGCCTCGTTTCTCGCCTGGCTGGGCACGGGCGAGCCGACGGCCTCGGGCGAGATTATCAACGTCGCGAGCGCGATGCAGATCACCACGGTTTACGCGTGCGTACGCGGGATCGCGGAGGGCTGCGCGCTGCCGCTCGTGGTCGAGGAGATCCGCGACGACGGCTCGCGCGAGCGCGTCGATCACGATTTGGCTTGGACGCTTAACAACGCGCCTAACGACGAAATGAACGGCGCGACGTTTTGGGAATCCTATTTTGGCAATATGGCAGCCGCGGGCAACGCATACGCCGAGATATTGCGCGACAACTACGGCCGCGCGGCCGGCGTCTATCCGCTCTCCTCGCACTCGACACGGCCGCGGCGCAATGAGTCGAGCGGAAAGCTCGAGTTTGTGACCAAGGTCGACAACCGCGAGCGCGTGATTCAGAGCGACGATATGCTCTTTAATCCGCTCTTTTGCTTCGATGGTTTGATGGGTTTGAATCCGATCGCGCAGGCGCGGCAAATGCTCGGCCTGGCGCGGGCCACGGAAAAATTCGGCGCCCGGTTTTTTGGTAACGGCGCGTATCCTGGCGGCATCCTTTCACCCGAGCCGGGCAACATCGTCGACGACAAGCAGAAAGCGAATCTCAAGGAATCTTGGGAGCGCAATTACGGCGGCGACAATGCGCGCCGCGTCGCGGTAATGACGGCGCCGTGGAAGTGGCAGGCGATCGGGATCACGCCCGAAGATTCGCAGTTTATCGGCACGCAGCAGTTTACCCGCACCCAGATCGCCGCGCTCTTTAACATGCCTCCGCACAAGGTCGGCGACACGTCGCGATTGTCGAATAACAATCACGAGCAGCAGCAGCTCTCTTTCGTGACCGATACTTTGCGGCCGTATCTCAATCGCGCCGAAAAAGAGCTCACGCGCAAGTTGCTTCCGACGGCCGGCTCGAAAGCCTATCGCCTGGCGATTCGCTTCGACGTTTCCGAGCGTCTGCGCGGCGATTTTACGACCATGCAAGAGGGTTACGCGCTCGGCCGCCAATGGGGATGGCTCTCGGCAAACGACGTACGCCGCGATATGGGCATGCAGCCGATCGGCGCCGAGGGCGATATCTTCCTTTCGCCGCTCAATATGCTCGATGCGCGCGCCGTGGAGTCGACGCCGGCGCCACAGCCGGCCAAGTCGAAGCAGCTCGGCGAGGGCGAGACCGAGGGCACGGACGCCGAACGCAGCATGCTCGGACGTTACGCGCAGAATCACGCGCGCGGGTTTGTGCAGGCCTTTCGCCTGGCCGGCGGGGATCTCGAGCAATTGCGCCAGGGCCTCGCGCCGGCGATCCGCGGGATCGCTGACGAGGCGGCGCGGGAGCACGCGTTTACATTCTGGCCGGATGGGGCGCAGGAGCGTATCGCCGGCGACGCGATCGACGGGGTCGTGCGTCGTATGCGCCGTGCCGGCCTGGCGACGATCGGCGTCTCGGAGCAGTTATGCCGCGACGAATTTCGGCGTGTAGTGCGCGCCGTTCACATCAACACGGCGCGCGAGAGCGCGGCGATCACGGCCGAGGCGCAAGTCGGCCAGGAGGTTTGACGAGATATGGAACGTCGGTTTATCAAGGGCGGCCAGGTGCGCGCAAAAACTGGCGACAAGCCGGGCATTTCCGGCGTCGCCGCGGTGTATGGTCCCGAATACGATCTCGGCTATTTCTCCGAGAAGATCGCGCCAGGCGCGTTTACGCGCGCGCTCGAGGAAAAGCAGGATGTGCGCTGCCTATTCAACCACAACCCCGACAATCTACTCGGGCGCACGAAGAATCGCACCCTTTCGCTGGCCGACTCGAGCGACGGCCTGCAGTACGATTGCGACACCGATCCCGAGACGAGCGTCGGTCGCGATGTGGTGCGCATGATCGAGCGCGGCGATCTCGATGGCTGCAGTTTCGCCTTTGTGGTGCGCAAGGATAATTGGTCCGATGAGTTTGACGGCGCCGGACGGTACGTGCGCACGGTGCGCACGATCGAGGATCTCGATCTGTACGACGTGGGGCCGGTGACCTATCCCGCGTATACCGAGACGAGCGTCGGCATTCGATCGATGTGGCCGGAGGGCCTGCCGGCCGAGGTTCGCTCGCATCTTCCGGCCGAAAAGCTGGCCGAGCTCGAGCAGCTCGCCGCGCGGCCGGCCGCGGCCAGGGCCTCGAGCGAGACGACCAAGAAAGTCGACGGCGAGGATCTAACTAAGGATTGTTTCTTGCTCGTCGGCGATCCCGATAAAACCGCGACCTGGGCTCTCCCGTGGAAGTTTTCGACGGCCGAGAAAACCAAAGAGCACTTGCGCGACGCCCTGGCGCGTTTCAATCAGGTCGAGGGATTCAGCGACGAGCTGCTCGCGAAGGCCTGGAAAAAATTGCTCATGCTCTGCGATCACTATGGGATCGACGTTGCCGAAAAAGAGCAGCCGCGCAGCGCACGCACGATCTCGATGGCCGGCGATGGCGATGGTATGTGTGAGTGTCCCTGCGATCCCTGTAATAACGATGGCGATTGCGAAAACTGCTCGCACGAGGATTGCGACTGTCAGGGCTGCATGTGCCCTAATGCGCAGGGTCGATCGCTCCGGCTGCGCGCTCGAGCGCATATTATCGCCGGCGCCTAATTCCAAAGTTCTGACGAGCTGCAGCTCTGCGCTGCTGCCTTCAATGGCGGGCGTCGTCGTGTTGTCTATCGTGCTCGAGGCCGCGCGCCTGGCACGCAAACCCGCAACGCAGTCGAAACCGGATCTCAGGAAAGGGATCAAATGACAAAAGCAGAACTGCAACTGAAGCGCGGCCAATTGGGCACCGAGGCTCATCGGCTGCTGACTCAACCAAACCTCACGCCGGCGCAGCGCGCCGAGGCGAATACCAAGGCCGCGGCCATGATGGATGAGGCCGACGGCATTACCGAGCAGCTCGCGCTCTTGGAGCGCAGCGATCGCAACTCGCAGATCGTGCCGGGCAGCCGGCCGCAACCGGGCGCCGGCAACGGCGAGATCGACGACGATCAGCGCAGCGACGAGGAGCAGGATCGCCAGTATCGCAGCGCATTCGAGGTCTACATGCGCGGCGGGATGCTCGCTCTACGCGACAGCGAGCGCACCCTGCTCAGCCGCGGGCAACGCACCCTCGGCAAAAATGTCGTCAACATCAACGGGGAAAAGCGCGATCTCACTATCGCCGGTACCGGCAATTTCATCGTGCCGCAGCAGTTTTACAACGAGCTCGTCGGCGCTAAGAAGTACGCCGGCGCGTTCTTGCAGAACGTCAGGCGCAAGACTACGGCCGGCAACGGCGCGCCGATGAAAATCGGCCTGGAGAACGATACGGCCAACACGATCGTAGTGGTTGCGGAAAACACCACGGTCACCGAGGCCGATCCGACTCTGAGCGGATTTGTTTCGTCGACCGACACCCTGGCGACCCTCATCAAGGTCTCGAAACAAGAGCTCGCCGATTCTGCTTTCGATCTGCAGGCTCTGTTCCGTGATCGCCTGGGCAAGCGGTATCAGCGCGGCATCGAGAACTTTATCGCCAACGGCGACGCCGGCAACATTCAGGCGATCACTGCCGCGGCGACGTCCTTCTCGACGTCGGCCGTCGCGTCTGCGGTCGGCTATCCCGATTTCGTCGCGTGCGAGGCTCTGCTCGATATCGCATACGAGCCAAACGCCAAGTGGGCAATGTCGAAGGCTACACGCAATTATGTGATGGGCCTGCTCGACACGCTCAACCGGCCGTTGTTCCTTCCGAATCCGCAGACCGGCATGCTTGACGAGATCATCGGTTACCCGATCGTGCTCACGCCGTATCTGCCGGCGGCCAACGCCTCGAACGTCTTGGGCATTTTGTTCGGCGATTTCGAGGAAGGCTATCTCTTGCGCGATGACGGCGAAATGACCATCCAGCGGCTCGACGAGCGTTACGCCGATCAGCTCATGGTCGGATTTATCGCCTATACGCGTATCGGCGGCAACGTTACCGACGCCGGTACGCACCCGATCGTCGGCCTCAAGACTCACGTTTAATCAACCGGGCCGCGGCGCTCTCTCGGCGGCGCGGCTCTCTTTTCTCTCGAGATCTCCAATGCAATTTATTGCCGTGTCTTACTTTCGCGTGAAAGGCGCCGATCGTGTCGTCGTGCCTGGCGACGTGATCGAGACGACTGCGCGCCGGCTCTCTAAGCAGATCGCCGCGGGCATGGTCGCGCCGATCGAGCGCGCGCCCGAGCTCGCCGTGCGCAGGCCGCGCGCCACAACGACCGATAACCGGGAGCGAGAATGCCGCTAAATGTCAGAGTTTTGTCGGGGCCGGCGATCGAGCCGATCACGGTCGCGCAGGCCAAGGCGCAATGCCGACTCGACGCGGGTTTCACGGCCGACGACTCGCTCTTTGCGGTCTACGTGCCGGCCGCGCGCCAGATCGCCGAGAAGATCACGCGCCGCGCGTTTTTTAATCAAACTTGGCGGCGCACGCTCGATAACTTTCCGCTCGCCGCGTCTTTCGATCTCTCGCCGACGCCGGCCGATCGCTGGAATTGGCCGGTGTACGGCGGGATGTGGAATCGCCTCGCGATCGATCTGCCGGGCGGCGACGTGGTCCGGATCGTGCAGATCCAATTTCGCGACACGAACAATAATCTCGTGTTGCTGCCGGCCTCGCAGTATGCCGTCGACCTTACCTCGACGCCCTGCCGGATCACGCCGGCCAATGGTTTCGTCTGGCCTTTCGAGGGGTCCTATCTGCCGGGCTCGGTATGGATCGATTACGAGCCGGCGTCGTACGTCGTGCAGATCTCCGAGACGTTTACCGTGCCGGCGGCGCCAGGGCCTTACACGTACGCGCTCTTGCAGGGCGGCGCGCAGGGCGCGAACGTGACGGCGATCGACTCGGTCGTCGACGCGCAGGGCAACCCCATCACGGATTGGACGCCGGCAAACGGCGTGCTCACATTTCAGGCCGGCGACGCCGGCAAGACATACACGGTCGCCTATTGCGTCGCGAAGTGTCCGGAGATGATTCAGGCCGCGCTCTTGATGATCGCCGCGCATCTCTATCGCAATCCCGAGGCGACGACGGATCTCAAACTTTCCGAGCTGCCGCTCGGCGCGCAGATGATTCTCTCGCCCGAGATCGTCGAATGGACGGATTACCGGCCATGCTAAAGCCGAGCGTTATCAATCCGTCGATCGCCGCCGGCGAGCTCGTGCATCAAGTCACGATCGTGTCGCCGTCGACGGCCGGCGACTCGTACGGGCAAAGCGTCGTGCCGACGATCTGGAATCCCGTACGCACGGCGCGCGCCGCGATCGCGACGGCCGGCGGCCGGGAGACGTCGGCCGCATCGCAGCTCGTCTCGGATGTTTCGCATGTGGTTACTGTGCGTTGGACGCCGGATGTTATCAAAGCCGGATTCCGCGTACTCTTTGGCTCGCGCGTTTTTACGATCCTTTACGCCGAGAATGTTGCAGAGCGTAATCGCGTGCTGCTGCTCTATTGCCAGGAGATCGACGGCAATGTTTAACCGGGCGCCTGGCGCCTAGAAAGTGAGTTTTCTCGATGCCTCTACCGAGTCAACAGTCGCCAGTGCTCGGCCTCAATCTGCCGGGCGCGGGTGATCCCGATTACAACCCTAACGGCGCGATCCATCTCATCACGGCCGCGCTGCTCGCGCTCGAGGCGCAAGTGTTCGGCCGTACCAAGTACACGGCGGCCGGCGCGATCTCGATTCAAAACGGCACGGCGATCCTCAAGGCCGGCTCGGCCGCGGCGATGACGCTGCCGGCGCCGATCGCCGGGCTGCCGGGCGCGGGAGGTCACGACGGGATGCGACTCGCGATCGTCGCCGAGGATGCTTTCGCGTACACGGTGACGGGGCCGGCGAACTCGATCAACGGCGCGAAACACATCGCGACGTGGACGGCCGCGGTCGGCAACTCGATCGAGCTGCTCGCCGATAACGGCGCGTGGCTCACGGTCGGTACGCCGCAGGGCGTCGCGCTCACTTAATCTCAGGGCTCGTTTTTTTTTAAATCGAAGGCCGCGAATTTGGCGGCCTTTTCTTTTTGGAGTAAAAACAATGCTCTTGCAAGAGGGGCTCGCGGCTCTACTCGCGGCCGACGCTAGCATATTGGGTCTCGTCGGCTCGCGTATTTATGGGGTGCTCGCGCCGGATGATGCAGCGCAGTATCCCTGCTGCTCTTACTCGCTGATCGGCGGCACGGCCGAGACGACGCTCGACGGCGTCGTCGTGCGCGAAGCACGCCTCGAGCTCAATGGTTTCTCGCTCAACTCCTATCGCGAAGCTAACACGATCCGCGAGGCGCTCATCGCGGCCGTCGACGGATGGACGGCGACGCTCGGAGCAGGCCTGCAGATCGGCGCGCCGACGACGCAAATTCTCGAAGTAACTCTGCTCAATCCTGGGACCGATTTTTGTAGTGTGCAGCGCGTTTTTCGCTGCCTCTGTGAGTTTCGCGTTCTCTACACGGTGCAACTCGGGCCGGCGGCTGTCCTCGTCGTTTCCGACTAAAACCCACAAATATTTGGGAGGAATGAGAAATGCCCTATACAGGCTCAAAATCGCAAGCGGGCCGCGGCTCGCAGTTTCTTATCGGTGCGACGCCGACCGAAGTCGGCGAGTGCAGCGACGTGCAGTTCAACCGTCCCGAGTGGGATTTCGCGGACGTTACCAACCTCGACTCGGGATCGGATCAGGAACTGCTGTCGACGATCCGCAAGGCCACGACCATCAACCTTAAAGGCAATCGCGTCTCGAGCGATGCCGGCCAGGTGCTCGTCGAGACCAATTATCAATCGGGCGCCGAGGTTGCATTTACCCTGCAACTGCCGAAGACGGGCTCGCAGGTTACGGCCGGCGACAAGTATGTCGGCAACGCGTTCGTGAAGGCCTCGACGTTTGACGTGACTCCTACCAAGCAAATCGAATTTAATATCACGCTGCAGCCGACCGGGCCGATCACGCTCACCGTAGGATCGTAAACGCCGGCGCTCATTCCTCCGAATCGTTTCGCGGCGCCTGGCGACGGGCGCCGATCTTTTCTCCAAAGTGAGGCTTTCTTTATGACAAGCAACAAAGCGACGCGCGCGATCGCCGGCACACGTGCCGATGCGACGCTGCCGAAAACCCCTGTCACGGTCGGCGGCAAAACTTACGATCTATGTTTCGATCTCGGCGCGCTCTCCGAGGCTGAAACGGCCATCAATGCCGAGCTCGCCGCGGCCGGCCGGCGCGACTTCGTTAACCTGCTCTATGCGCTGCCGGCGGGCAATCTCTCGAGTACGCGCCTGATCTTTGCCGCGGCGGTACGCACCTTTCATCCCGAGCTCACTTTCGACGAGGCGACGCGCCTGCTCGAGCTGCCGGATCTCTTCGAGGTTGCGGTCGCCGTCAAGGCGGCCTGGGCCGCGGCCGTGCCTGAGGCTGAGGAGCAAAAAAACCCTCAACCGGCCGGCGAGTAATCGCGCCGCTCTCGTGGGCCGATTATTGGGCATTCGCTTACGTGCAGCTCGGGCTCTCTAAGGCTCAGTTCTTCGCCCTGACGCCGCGACTCTTCGCGACGCTGGCCGAGGCCTGGCGCCGCGATCGCGAGGGCAAGGCGCGCGAGCAGCGCGCTCTATTGGCTATCCTGCGCGCGGATATCATCAATTTCTCGCAACGCGCGCCGAAACGATGGATCGGGGCGCGAGATCTCCTGCCGGCCGAGGATCTCAGGGGCCAGGGTGAGAGCTCGAGGCCTCAGAAGCTAACGGCAAAGCGGCGCCGGCAGATCGCCGAGCAGATCCGCGTCGGCATGGTCGGCCTTTGCTTGAGGTGAAGGATGGAAGGATTTGAGGCAAAATTCGAGGGCCTGGCCGAGATCGAGCAAAAGCTGAAGGGCCTCGCGACCAAAGACGCGCAGCGGATCGTCAGGGCCGGCTGTATGGCCGGCGGCCGGGTGCTGCAAGAGGCGATCACGGAGCGGGCGCCCGAGCGGCCAGATCTGCCGAGCGGTGACGCTCTGCCTCCGGGCGCCCTGGCGCGCGATATCGTGGTGCATTTCGGCCGCGATCTGCAAGGCCTGCCGGCGGCGATCGTCGCGCCGGGCAAGTATACGCGCCACGTTGCGATGTGGGTCGAATACGGTCACAGGATGATTAAGGGCGGATATAACCGGCTCGTGAGAAATGGCCTCGGCCGCGGGCCAGGTCGTCGCATCAAACTCGACACGGCGACGGGCGACGTGCCGGCGCACCCATTTATACGGCCAGGCTATGAGGCCTCGCGCGGTACGGCGGTAACGGCCGCGATCGCCGCGGTGCGCAAAGAGCTCGCCAGGGTGACGGCCGGCAAATGATATACTGCGGGCCTTGCCGGCAAGCCGGCGCGAAAGAGGCTCGACGATGGACACTGTTGTAAATGCTCATCCCGAATGGGGGGCGAAAAAGCAGGAGCAGCAGCAGCAGCACTCAATTGATACGCCGGCGCCGGCGATCGCGAAACAGCAGCAGATCACGGCCGGCCGGATTGCGATCGGCGTCTTTTTAGGTAACTTGCTGACGGCCGTAGTTGTCGGGGTATTTTGGTTCCTGACGACGCATTAAAGGGGTTTTATTAGGATCAGATCAGGCTCGCGCGCGGCGCGAGCCTTTTTATTTGGGGGCACAAATGGCAGAGGCGGCCGGCGAAGTAAAAGTAATTTTTGCAGCCGATACGGCGTCGTGGTCGCAGGCGCTCGACAAGGCGCAGCAGCAACTCAACAAGCTGAAAGGCGCGAGCGTCGACGCCGGCCGGGTGACCCGCAAAGAGCTCGCCGAGTCGAAGGGCGCCGCGGCCGTGCTTGGCGAGGAGCTCGGCATTCGTCTGCCGCGGCACGTGCGCAATTTTGTCGCCGAGCTGCCGGGCGTCTCGCGGGCCATGAGCGCGGCGTTTAACGCGATCGCCGTTTTCGCGATCATTAACGCGATCGCCGAGGCGACGTCGAGGCTCGTCGAGTTTGCGCAGAAGTCGCAAGAGGCCGCGCGTAAAAACGCCGAGGCCTGGCGCAGTGTGCAGCAGCCGTTACGCGCGACGGCCGACGATCTGCGCCTCGCCAACGACAAACTCGAAAACGCGATCGCGAAGCTCGAGCACAAGCCGGAAAACAAACTGAAAGAGGCGATCGACGAGGCGATCGTGTCGGCCGGCAAGCTCGGCGACAAGCTCGACGAGGATCTCGGCAAGATTGCCACAACGCTAAAAGGGCAGGAACCTGGGTGGTTTGCGCAATTTATGGGTGTTGCCGGTACCGGCGACATTACTAAGCGCGCGCAGGGTATGCAGGAGTTTCTCGAGAGTCTCGATCTCGAGGGGCACAACCGGCTCGAACAACTGCGCAAGTCGGGCGCGACGGCCGAGCAGCTCGCGCAGGCGCAGCGCGCGATCGACTCAAAGCGGAAAGCGGCGCTTGACGCGGAAGTTGGATGGGCGAATCGTGAGCTCGCGACGGCGACGGCCGAGCAGACGTCGGCGGCCGGCGGGGGCGCTCTCAATCAGCGGAGAATCGCGCTGCTCGCGCAATATGGGGGCGGCCTGGCGCGCGAGTCGGATATCGTCGGCCTTTCGATGACGCATCAGGATCTTGCGCGGCGTAGCGACGTTTTGCAGGGGCAGCACGATGCCGAGGAAGCGGCTAAGGCGGCCGTGCAAAAGCAGATCGAGAGCTCGCAAGAGCTGCTCGCTGCGATCCATGCGCGTACGACGATGACGGCGAAAGCCGAGGCCGATTTCTGGCAAGCTATCGCGGCCACGGATGCCAAAGGCGGCCTCTTGCGCACGGAGGCCACAAAGCGCGCGAATCTGAAGCTCGGCGAGCAAATGCAGCAGGACGCGGCAGAGAAAAGCGCGCGGATTATCGCAGGGGCGAGAGATAACGAGGCAATGCAGGAGCACATCTCCGACGCCTTGTACGAGACGATGGTCACGAATCAGCGCAAGCTCGACGAGGGGGATCAGAAGGCACAGCAGGCCGCGATCGAGGCTTTCAAAAAGGGGGAGCAAGAGCGACTCGACGCCGAGCGCGTCGCCGAGGATCACATTCGGGCGCAGATGGCCTCGGGCGGGCTCTCGCGCCTCGAGGGCGCGCAGGCGATCGCCGCGCTGCACGCGCAGGGCGCCGCGGCCTGGCAGCAGTCGAATCAATCTTTTCGTAATGCGTTTCCGGATGTGTCGACGCCTGGCGCAGCCGGCACGATGACGCGCATTAGTATTCAGGCGCAAGCCGATCAGCGCGCGCTCGAGACGGCGCGCACGCTCTCGGCGCTCAAGGATTCCGCGCAGCATCTGGCGAGCGAGTTCACGGATACGGCCGCGATCGTCTCGGATCTGCTCGTAACGTCGCTCAAGAGTTTCAACGATACGTTGGTGCACATCCTTACGGCCAGGAGCGGATCGCTGCAAGGGCAACACCCCTTTAAGCAGCTCGGCGCCGGCATTTTTGGCGATATCGCGAAATACGGGCTGCAGGAGCTCGAGGGGCAGCTCTTGAAATTAGTGCTCGGCAAAAATCCGCTCGCCAAACTCGGCACGATCGGCAACCCGATGCACGCGATTATTGACGCGTTCGGGCCAGGCGCAGCCGGGGGCGGCGCGGGCGGCGCGATCGGCTCAGGCGCCGGCGGGGTCATCGGCGGGGTTCTCGGCGCTGCGATGTCGTTTTTGCCAGGCTACGCCGACGGTGGTCCGGTATCGACAAACATGCCGATCCTCGTCGGCGAGAATGGGCCGGAGATCTTTCAACCAACGACGAGCGGCCGGATTGTTCCGAATCACTCCATCGGCTCGAGCGGGGCGACTATTCACGTCGACGCGCGCGGCGCCGGAGATCCCGCGGCCGTCGAGGCGGCCGTACACCGATCGATGCGCGCATATATTCCGGCAATGGCGCAGCTCGCGCGCGGCGCTGTCGCCGACGATCGCAAACGGACGCCGTCGCGTTTAAGGGGCCGATAGATGCAGACGATCACGATCGGAAGTAATACCTACAATCTCGTGACGCTGCCGAGCTCGCCGGCGCCGTCGGATCTCGGACTCGGCATGAATGACGCCGTCGCCGTGCAAACGTCGCCATTTACGCGAGCCGAGCAAACGCAATACTGGCCGGGCGGCGACTTTTGGGATGCGACGATAACTCTGCCTCCGCTCTCGAGCGCGCAGGCCGCGGCCTGGCGCGGCGCGACCGCGGAGCTCTCAGGGCGCGCCTACGTCGTGCAACTCGGCGATCGGAGTCAAAAGCAGCCGGCCGGCGCCGCGCTCGGCATTCCGGAGATCAACGCCGGCTCGGGCCTAAACGCGCCAATGACGAAAGTGCTCTCGACGTTCGGATGGACGCCGAATATCGCGCGCATCCTCTTGCCAGGCGATTACCTGCAGGTCGGATATCGCCTGTATGTCGTGACCGAGGTCGCTAACAGTGCCTCGGATGGCACGGCGAGCGTAAGCATCTGGCCGTCGATCCGCGAGACGCCGGCCGGCGCGACGCCGATCATCCTCAATCAACCCGTGGGCCTGTTTCGCCTGGCGGCCAATCGGCGCTCGCTGCAAGTCTCGAAAGATCGACTCACGACGCTCTCGCTCTCCTTTGTGGAGGCGCGATGAGTCGCAATCTCGGCTCGCCGATGATTACGGCGATCACGAGCAACGGGCCGATCGGGCTGCTCGCTCTCGTTGATATCACGCTAAAAACCGGATCGGCGCACGTGTGGAGCGGCGTCGGTACGCTCTCGTGGAATGGCAATACATACCTCGGCGTTGGATCGCTCGGGGAGATTGGCGACGTCAAAGAGGGGATCGAGGTCAGGGCCGAGGGCACGACGATCGCGCTCTCGGGCATCGATCCTAATTTGCTCACCGATTGTCTCTCTGATATTCAGATCGGGGCGCCGGCGACAATCTGGTTTGGAGTGTTTCAAAACGGCGCGATCGTGGGCACGCCGTATCCGCTCTTTTCGGGCACGGTCGACAAACCCTCGACGCCGATCGGGACGGATTCACTGACGATCGCGCTCGCGCTCGAGTCGAAGATGACCGACCACGCGCGCGCGACGATGCGACGTTACACCTCGAGCGATCAGCGGTATTACTACTCCGACGATATCGGCCTGCATTGGGTCGAGACGCTCGCCGATATCGCTCTGCGTTGGGGCGGATAAACTCTCTCACTTTACGAATTTCAAAAAAGGGGTCAATCGATGCGCATCTCTCGCGTCTTCGCTCTCGTGTGTTTGTTTGTCTTCGCGGCCGGCTTTGCTCTCGGCCAGATCACTATTCCGTCGGGGTGTCCGACGCCTCCGGCCGGTTATATGGAGATCTGCTCGGCCGCAACCGCAAACCAGAGCGGCGCGCTGCTCAGTAATGCGACGATATCCTTTCAGCCGACCGACAACAACGGCAACGCGATCGCGTACAAGGTGTCCGGTCACGGCCAGGCGATCAAGTGGCCAGCGACGGCGCAAGTCACGAGCGGCGCCTTTCAGATTCAGCTCGCCGACACGGCGCTAACTTCGCCGCTCAATGTTTGTTTCAATGTTACGGTGACGGATAACTCGACGGGTAACTCCGAGATCGGCGCGACGGGATATACATGCGTGCAGCCGGCCGGATCGGGCGTCGCGGTTACGGGCACGGGGGCGTGGTGTAATGCCGGCGTCGGCTCGAATGGCGGCCAGTGTAATTTCGACGACTACACTCCGAATATGACGGCCGGCGTCGTGACGCAACTTAACGGGGGCGGTTTGGTGCCAGGCGCAGGCCTAGACGTCACACATGGGAATACATCGCACGTCATCAAAACCGGCGATGCGACGCTCGGGAACGGTCATCAGACTTCGATCGCTGCAGCCGTTCAGCCGCAGAATTATTACACGCCGGTCGCGACTTTGATGGGCATCGGAAATATGCAATCTGCATCCGGTGTGACTCCGCAACAGATTCGCGTGATTTTGAACGGAGATTCGACGACGGGATTTCATAACACGGCCGTAGCTTGTATGTTGGCAGCGCAACTCGGCGGCGCCGGCTTTGATTTCTCAGGCCTCGGCGGGGTTCAGCTAGGCGAGGGCGAGCCGTGCAACTACAGCGTAATGACTCAATCGGTCATCGCCTCATCGGGCACTTATACGATCAACAATGGAGCAGGGTCAATCACTGCGGGCAGCGGTGCTCCCTACGATTACACACGCTCCCCAACCGGATCGGTTTATAACATCGCCTCCGGTGCATCGATAACGATGGGGGGCGCAGGAGCAGCTCAGGCGGGCAATACGCTCAAGGTCTATTACATCAAAGAAAATCTCGACGGCATCTATGCCGCTACGCCGGGCACGATGACCGTAACGATCACTTCGAGCTCATCCGGTCCCTGTCCTTCGGGTTGCGTTCAATCCGGTATCTCACTCAGCAATGCGAGCTCGGTTGGTGGGGTGCTCCAGATTAACCAGAGTTATGATCCGGCATGGTCTATCAAGATCGCGGCGACGGGCGGGGCTGTTGATATCTTTGGCATTGGAATATATGACACGAGTCATAACGGTGTCATCGTCGCCGGAGGCACGGGCCGCGGCGGCCTCACACTGCCGGATAGCGTATCGACGCCGACGGCTATCACTGCGCCTTGGTATGCATCGGCAGCCGGGCAACCGGTCCCGATCACGGCATGGAGCTGCGTCAGTACTCTCTGCACGTTCACGGCGGCGAATAACTACTATACGGGCCAGAAAATCACGCTGGCAGGATTCCCGACGGCGATTGGTTTTAATCAGCAGTACGTCACCGTTGCATCGCCGACGAGCACGACTTTTCAAGCTACCGTGTCAGGAGCGACGACGAGCTCGGGCACGGATGCCGGATGGGCGCTTCAGAGCGATATAAATACGCTGATTATGTTCGAGATGAAAGACAACGGGCAAAACATCGGCCTCTATCCTGCTTGCACTCAGGCGACGACGGCGAACCCGAGCAATCTCCAGAGCTATAGTTATTGGCTCGGGCTCTATCAATCGCAGTGGACGACGGCGAATTCATTTGCCGATCTCGAGTTTACAGGATCGTACGATATCAACGACGCGTGCGTGCCTGTCCACAATGAAGCCGAGCGCGAGCTCGCGCAGACTAACCAGTACATCTATTTTGATAACTTCTTTCAGCAGACTTATGTAGGCATGCTCAAGCGCGGCCAGTTCATCGTTCCCCCGCACTCGGCTATCGGGGAGCAAACCTCGGGGGCTGCGAGGCTATGGCGATATCTGGGGCTCGATGCGACTCTCGGGGCTATGGCGAAGCCGGTCTCGAATCAGTACACGCTGACAGGGTCGCTTTTCATCGGGGGCGGAAACTACCAATATCAGTCTCTCGCGGGCGTGAATACTCCGAATCAACTTTACCCTGGCGCGCGCTGGTATCAGGATCAGTTTAATAATCAGTTTGTGGACGTCGTGCAGCAGTGGTCTATCTGGAATGGAACTCACTCGGCGCCGGCTCTCTTCTGCGTACAAGCGAATGTAAACTCGACGCTCCCGGCAGGGTGTCAGGTCCAAGTGGGCACATCTGGAGGGATAACTCAAATCGTTAATAGCTCGACAGCTAACGCATTTGCCTCGACGGCGACGAACTCCTCTAATGGGTCATGGTCGTGGAACTATAACGCCGGCGGGAATACGAACACGCTGCAGATCTGGCAGAACGGTTTTCAGAACTGGCAACGCTTTTTTCTTAATGGCACGCAATATTGGGAGCACGGTCTACCCTGCTGCGCGTCGTCAGACTACGCAATCGAAGACACGAATGGCGGCAGGAATCTAACCGTCCTTGATTTTCCATCCGGCGTGATGCCTGCAGGTTCTATCGGCGGCAACGCGAAGGGTGCGACGCTCCTCACGGTCCAGACGGCCTCAAACTGCGCGGTAAACTCGGCCTCGCCGGCCGCGTGCGGATCTGCAGCAGCCGGTGCGATCGTCGTGCCGACAACGACGACGACGTACACGGTCAACACGACGGCCGTGCAGGCCGGCTCGCGCATCTTTGTGCAGCCGCGTACTTACGTCGGCGATCTGCCATCGTCGCCAACCTGCACGACGCCGGCAGCGGGCCAGTATTACCCGTCGGCGATTGTAGCCGGAACGAGTTTTACGTTCACGCTGCCGAGCACGACGGGTACGACGTGCTGGAATTACCACATCGTCAATTAAGCAGCCAAGCAAAGCGGCCGGCGCCAGGATCTCGCGCGCCGGCCGTTTTCTTTTTCGGGGGCTTTCCTTGTCACTTCCACGTGTACAACATTGGGACACGACGGCGTTTCACGAGTTTTTGCTCGCGCGCCGATCGGCGCCGTTTAAATGGGGCGAGAATGATTGCGCCCTATTTGCGGCCGACGGCATCGAGGCGATTACCGGCGTCGATATCGCCCAAGAGTTTCGCGGCACGTATACGACCGAGGCCGGCGCCCTGGCGCGGATCGCCGCGGTGTGCGGGGGCTCGACGGTCGCCGATGCGGCCGTCTATTGCGCCGAAAAGCACGGCCTCGTCGAGTGGAAATTTCCGCTCATGGCGCAGCGCGGCGATCTCGTCGTGTTTCAGAACGGCGCCAATCTCATCGCCGGCCTCGTGCATCTCGCGGGCCGGCACATCGTCGCCGTGGGGCCGGGCGGCCTGTTTCGTTTTCCGATCGCGGAAGTAGACGAGCAAACCGGCGCAATCTCAACCGCAATCGCGAGGGCCTGGCACTATGAGTAAAGCGATCGTCGGAGCGTTTGAGATCGCCGCGGGCGTGGCGCTCGAGTTTATCCCTGGCGGCCAGGTATTCGGCTCGATGCTGATCGCGGCCGGCATTGCAACCGAGGCCGGCGCGATCGCCGCGGCGCTCGGCTCGAATAGCGGCGTCGGCGTCACTACGCGCCAGGCCGCGGCCTTGCGCCAGATCGTGCGCGGCGAGCAGCGCGTCGGCGGCACGATGGTTTACTGCTCGACGACGGGCGACGATCGCTCGCATTACAACATGATCGTCGCCTTTGCGACGCATCAGATCGACGCATACACGAATCTCTATCTCGACGGCCGGCAGGTCGTCTGGTATCCGGGCTCGAGCGGTAACATCGCGTGCGGCCAGGTCGCGACGCCGGCGACGGTAACGCCGACGATCTCGGGGGGCGTGATAACCGGCCTGGCGCTCACGGCCGGCAGCGGGGGCGGGTATTTTGCCGGATACTCGTCGGGCCTCGGCGCATCGACGGTTATTCCGGCGCGCGTGCGCATCGTCGGCGACGGCACGGGCGCGACGGCGACGGCCAACATTCAGAGCGGGCTGCCGATCAATATCACTTTGACTAATGGCGGGACGGGTTACACCCATGCGACGGTGTACATCGACGGCGCGTTTCTCTTTGGCGGCACGGCCGACGGGTCGACCTATATCGGGCCGAATGGTTTGCATTATGTCTTTGGCAATCTCGTGCAGTGCTGGCCGTATTTCGGCGATCAGAACGCGACGACAGGTTTCGCGACGGCGCTCAATGCGCAGGATTCAACCTGGGCGGCCAATAGCGACGGCACGCCGTACTTAGGCGGGATCGCGTACTGCTATATCAACATCAAGGCCGATTCGGGTCAGTTTCCGCAGTTTCCCGAGATCCGCGCGACCATCCGCGGTAAGTGTGATATTTACGATCCGCGCACGAGCACGCGTGGATATACAAACAATTGGGCTTTGCACATTGCCGATGCGATCACGGATGCGACTTGGGGCCTGGGCGATAACTCCGTGAATCAAGCGCAACTGATCGCCGCGGCCAACGTGTGCGATGAGGCTGTGACCTGCGCCTCGCCGACCATTGTCTCGGGCTCGAAAGTGCTTTTCTCGAAACCCGAGTCGCGTTATACGCTCAATTGGCACTACGATACGGGCACGTCGCCAGGCGACGCGATCGCGCAGATGATGGACGCAGCCGCGGGCCGGCTCTCGCGCATCGGTGGGCAGTGGTACATCTGGCCGGCGTATTGGCAAGGGCCGAGTTTCACGTTCGATGAAAATGTGCTGCTCGAGGCCGTGCAGTGGCAGCCGTATCGCCCGATCTCGGAGTTATGCAACCGCGTCGTCGGCACTTATATCGCGGCTAACTACCCTTACAACGTCGCCGGCGACTTATACGACACTAACGGGTATTGGCTTGGGCAGACGCAGAACAATTTCCCGTATGCCTTTCAGCCGTCGAATTACCCGATGTACGCGGCCGACGCGCTGCACGGCTACGGCGCCGGCGTCGACGTCTACCTGCAGCAAGACGGCGGCATCGTGCTGCCGAAAGAGGTGCAGCAGCCGTGCGTATTGTCGATCGCGCAGGCGCAGCGCGTGGCAAAGATCATCTTGCTGCGCAACCGGCAGCAGGGCTCGGGCAAGCTGATCTGCTCGCTCGCGGCCTGGCAGATGCAGCCGATGGACGTTTTCCAATTCAATCTCGCGGCGCCGGTGAATTGGGTCAATAAGCAGCTCGAGGTGATTGGGGTCACGTTTCACGTATCGAAGCGCGGCAACGATGAGACGCCGAGTGCCTGGCTCGAGCTCGACGTCGCCGAGACCGATCCGAGCGTCTATAACTGGACGCCGACGCAAGAGGAGCTCAACGCATACGACATTCCGGTTTTTCAAGGCCAGGGCAACACGTTCGTCGTGCCGGTACCGACGGGGCTCACGATCACCGATGACGCCAATACGGCGACCATCGGCAGCGATGGGACGCTGATCCCGCGGGCGCTCGTGCAGTGGACGCCTCCGCTCGACAACGGCGTCAATAATGGCGGGCACATCGAATTGCAGTATCAATTCGTGTGGGCTGCCGGCAGCCAACCTTCGAGCTCGCCGCTCACGATCACGGTCGCCGGCGGCCTGGCCACGTCGCAATGGATCGACGCCGGCAAACTCTCGGGGATCTCGACGAATTGTTACATCGACAATGTGCCGTCGACGCAGACGATGAATTTGCAGATTCGCGCGGTGCGCGCCGACGGAGCGGCGTCGGCCTGGGTGACGGCCTCGACGGCAGCGCACGGGCCGCGGCCGCGGCATTTCTCGGGCTCGACAGGAACGGCGAGCAGCTCGAGCTCGGTTACGGTAGGCTCGTCGTTTGCCGATCTGTCAGGCGTCGGCGGAAGCGATCCCGGCATGACGATTACCTGCGACGGCCAGCCGGCGCTCGTCTCGATTCTGCTCAACTTCGCGGCGATCGCCTCGGGCGGCGCGGTGACGGGGATCTCGGGTTTCTCGCCAGGCGCGACGACAGGTACGGCGCCTCCGGGGATCACGATCTCGATCTCGGGCGACGGCACAGGCGCCTCGGCCTCGGTATCGTGGACGCCGACGGGCTCGGGGCCGATCTTTACTTGGACGCCGACGGTGCACATTACCGGGGGCTCGGCGTACACGACGGCGACCGCGACGGTCACGACTAACTCCAACGGTGACTCGGGATACTCGACGGGCACGGTGAGTTATTCCTGCACGCTCGGCGCGAGCACGACGCCGACGAGCGGCGCGCCGATCTTTGTCCAAGTCTTGATGGACGAGGGCGTGATCATGGGGCCTTTCGAGATCACGACAGACTCGACGGGTCACGCGAACTTGTACGAGCTCGCGCTCGTCACGCCGACGCCGTCGGCCGGCTCGCACGTCTTCGAGGTGGAGGCTATGACGACGGCCTCGGTCACGGTCACGTCGACCAATCGCTCGTTTACCTTTGTGGGGCTCGCATAGATGCGCGAGATCGTGATCGTCGTCGTGGCCGTCGCCGCGGCCGATCTGGCCGGCCAGGTGCGCGCCTGGCTTGTGATCTGGCAGCTCTCTCGCGCGCTCGCCTGGCCGGATCTGCGCCGCGAGCTCTCGCGGATCTCCGATCGCGTCGGCGCGCTCGATCGCGGCCGGGTGCTCACGTGTGAGGCCGCGGAGCTCGAGGAGCTCGCCGGCGAGCTCTCGCGTCTCGCGATCGAGCTGCGCGGCCTGGCGCTACGCCGTCGCCGGATCGAGCGGCAAAAGAAAGGTATCTAGGGCTCGGGCCGGCGCCGCGGCGAGCTCCTGGGTCAAATGTGGGGCAAGTTTCGGGTAGTTTCGGGCCATATCTCAACCGACAGGAGAATTTAGACAATGAGATTCCGTTTCGCGGCGGGCGCCCTGGCGCTCGCCTTTTTGTTTGTAGCGCACGCGCAGCAGCCGACGCAGCCGCGCAGGCCTGCGCCGCCGAGGATCGCGACGCATGCTCCGGCCGTAACTCCGATCGCCGCGGCGACGACGGCGCCGGCCGGCCACTACGTCGCGCTCGCCTGGGGTGCGTCGATCGATTCGGTCGCCGGCAATCCTGGCACAACCAACGTGTACAAGATCACGGGCACGTGTCCCGCGACGCTGCCGGCTGCGATGGAACCGGGGGGCGTGGTCGCGAGTGGTTGGGTGCTCGAGAGCACGCTCAACGCGCCAAGCTATACGGCCGCGGCGCCCTTCTACGACACGGCAGTAAGCGGAGGGCAGACGTACTCTTATGTCGTAACGGCTCTCGTGAATGGGGGTGAGTCGGGTCCGAGCAACTGCACTACGGGCGTGACGGGCAACTTTCCGCCCGCGAATCTGCAAGTCGTGCACGCGCAATAGAGGGGTCCCGCAATGACGGCTCGAGCATTCATCGATCAGATATTTTCGCGCCGGCAAGATGGGGTCGCATCTAATCTGCGCTATCTTTCGCCGGCGCAGCTCGAGCTCTTGCGCAAGCTCGTCGAGGCCGACGCGATCGGCGAGCTGCGCCCTGGCATCTATGGCTCGTTTGTGTGGCTCTTAGACGGCGAGCACTTTGTCGTTTCTCAGGATGCGGCCGGCCGGCGGCGCACGATTCTTTGGCTCAAAGTGCAGCAGAGGGCGGCGAGTTTGTTTTAGACGGAAAACGCCGCGGGGGGTTTTACGAAGGGTACTTTACGAAAGTTTTACGGATAACCTTAAGAAAACCTTAACCGTCACATAATGCGGTACTTAGAGCGAAAGTACAGCGGCGCAATGTGGGACGCTCGCGGCCTGCGGGCCGCATTATGGGACGGTTTAACCGAGGTTTAAACCAAGCGAAAAAACGAAAGGGGTGTAACGGTATGGGGCTGTAAATCACCTATTGTGTAAAGTTTGGCTTGCTTCTATGCGTTGGCTCATGGTATCGAGTGGGCAATTGTGCTAACGCGAGTATGCAGTTTGTGCCAGGCTTTGCGGGGGTTCATACAACTTTAGTGGGTGAACCCGCACTCTAGGGAGGTTGATTATGGACCCAACAACCATCACCACAAATTACGCAGTGCACACGCCGGGGCATAAGAATTGCCCTGCGTGCAGGGGGTCGGGGGAAGTGATAGCGGGCGAGTTGACGCCCGAGCTCAAGTTTCGCGAAGCGTTTGAAATGTGGCTCGGGCGCAGGGTAATCGAGGGTGCATCTGTTGGGGAGCGGATGCGCAAGGTTAAATACATTTCTGATCGTACCGAGCGCGATCTGCGCCAGTACGCACGCGCCGCGGCTAGGTTCTTTGACGAGCTCACGCTCGCCGAGATCCATGCCGGGCACATCCGCGAGTTTCAACGCGCCAGGGCGACTAACCGTCTGATCGTCGAAGATGGGGGCGGCCGGCAGATTGTCAAAAACCCCTGGGATCATCCGGCGGGCGCCAATCTGATTTTGAAAGAAGTGCAGCTCGTGATCCGGATCATGCGCGCCGCCGGCGCCTGGAGCGATGTGCTCGACGAAATGGTCGAGCTAGTTTCGCCCGATGAGGCCGACGTGCGTCGCGCGCTCACGCCCGAGGAGCAGCGGCGATGGATCGCCGCGGCCGGCTCGCGCGAGGCCTGGCGCGTGGTGTACTGGTGTTCGATCGTGGCGCTGCAGACGACGGCCGCGACCAATGAAATGCGCGCTCTGCGCCTGGGCGATATTTTCCTCAATCAAGGCACGCTGCAGATCCGCTCGGAGGGCGCGAAAAATCGTTTTCGCATCCGCACGATCCCGCTACAGACTCAGGAGGTGACCTGGGCTCTCGGCGCGCTGATCGATCGCGCCAAGATGCTTGGCGCCTCGGGGCCGCATTGTTATCTGTTTCCGTTTCACATCACGAGCGATCATTACGACGCCTTGCGGCCGATGACGGTCTCAGGCCTGCGCCGGGCCTGGGATGAGGTTCGCGCGGCCTCGGGGATCGATTGGCTCACGCCCTACGGGCTGCGGCATTCGGCCATAACGCGCATGGCCGAGGCGGGCGTGCCGATCCAAGTAATTATGAGTTTCGCGGGGCATATCCGGCCGGCCATGCAGCAGCATTACACGCAGATCTCGATGCAATCGAAACGGCGATGGGCCGCGGCGGCCTGGATGAATGCCGAGGCGCCGAGTTATGCGCCAGGCGTGGCGAGTCTGGCGCCAGGCGTGGGCATTCCCATGCCGATCGCGGCGCCGGCCGGATCATTCAACGGCGTCGCTCCACGCGCTGCACTCGCGGGCGGCGAGGCGGGAGATGCGCCGGAGGCGCGCCCAGCGCGGCGCCGGCGTGGAGCGACGGCCGTGCGCTGACGGCGATCGCTCTTTTAAGCGGTCGCTCGACAACTGAAAAATAGCAACGCGCGCCTCGAGGGGCGCGCGTCTTTTTGCTTTGTGCTGGTTAGATTTGCTTTGTGCTGGTTAGCGTTTGGGGCAGTGGGGAACGTGCAGGCGCAGATCGCGCGCGCCGAATGGCTCGCCGCAATAGGGGCACGGTTTGATTGTCTTTTTGCGGCCGGCGTTTTTTGGATCGCGTTTTAGGTTGAGACGCCGAGTCCACTCGCGCGCGAGATCTGCGTCGCTGATTTTTGAGAGATCGATTTTCATCGTGATAGTCGCGACGTAATCGGTCGCAGCTCTCAGTGTAGGCCAGGCCGTACCAAACTCAGGATTTTTGTGCTCGCCGGCGGCGCCGGTTAGGATCATGCGGCCGTCGCGATCGCGAAGTATCCAAGGCGTGAGCGCGGTCGCGTGTCCACAATGCTCGAGCATCCATCCGTCGCGGTGCGCGTAACGGGCGTGCTTGCCGAGGCCGCGGCGGGTGCAAATCCATCCGCGGCCGGCGAGCTCTTTTTGACTGACGGGGTTATCGCGCATTGGCGGCCGAGGGCTCGAGCTCGTGCCAGGTCCAATCCCAAAACTCGTCTGAGTGTGGATCGCTCGAGCGGCGCCGGCCGAGATCGGCCAGGGTGCAGCCGGCCAGGTGGTAGCGGCCGTAGTCGGTGTGAAAGGCGCGCGGCGCCGGATCTCCACTGTGCATGTACTCGACGCCTTGCCAACGATCGCGCACGTATTTCTGTACCTCGGCGAGCGTCGCGAATTTGTGCACGTCGCGGCCGTCTACGCCGGTGTAGGTCAGGGTGTACGGTTTCGGCCGGCGATCGGCCTTGACGATCACAAACGTGCAGCCGTGCACATTGACGAGGGCGCCGTCGGCGCGTTTGGTGAGCAGTTCTTGCTCGGGGGCGCAGCCGCGCATCGGTTGAAACTCGACGAGGAAACCCGTCGAGATCTCGCCGACGACTTTTACGCGCAGGGGCTTTTCGCTCGGCCGGTGTTCAAAGTTGAGCAGCATCGTTTTCATTTGCGATCGATCCTTTTGCCGGTGATACGCGCCGGCACGGTTGAGGTGCGTGGCGCTAGTAGTCGAAGCGATGGAGATCGATGCCAAACTCGGCCTGGCAGTAGGCTCGGCCGGCCGCGGTGAAGATCAGCCAGGTGCAACCCTCGTCGACGTCGGTCGTGATGAGGCCGGCGCGTTTGAGCTGCGTGAGGTTGCCGCGATCCTCTTTCGATCCGCCGACGTTTCCGCCGACAAGGGGCATGCCGCTCCAATTGCCGGCATCCTCGGCGTATCGCTTGAGGAGTTGTCTGCTGGTTTCGGTGATCTGCATTTTCGTGGTGTCCTTTCGGGTCGGGATTGGTTGAAAGAACAGTAGAACACAAATTCTAGAATTTGTGTATACGAAATGCGAGAAAAGTGCGCGCGATCGCGTCGAGCGACGCCCGCGAAAGATCGTGTAACTGTTACTCGGTTACCGCAGTGTGGGACCTGTACGGGTTTTCCACGTAACGGATGAGGTTCGGGGGATTGACGGGGCGCTATTGGGGAATGTTAGGGTTTGGAGCGTATCAGGGGAATCAACCGAGGCGGGTTTTGCAGGGTGTGGAAGTCGAACGACGCCGTTTCCGGCGTGGCGCACGCTCTTTTAAGGCGTGGGTCCTGGGTTCGAGTCCCAGCGGGCTCACCATTTCTCTTCAGTTCGAGATGGACCTCGACCACTCCCCGACAACTTCGGTACCGGCTGCTACGAAATTTCCCCCGCAAT